ATACATTCCAATGCCTCCACCATTCAAGATGGCGATCTACGTCATCGTGGTGGTTCTGCTGATCTTGTATGTGATGCGCGTCCTTGGTATTCAAGACGTTCCTCTCAGGTAAATAAAATGGCTATCGCATCAGCATACTACGACAATCCAAACAGACAGCGTAGATCGGATAGTTCTGCATGGAATAATGTGCAGGTTAATCCGGGCGTAGGTCCGACTCAACCTCCAGAACCGGCTACATCATCGCAACCACAAGAACCAGAACCACCACCCAATAACGACAGGTGGAGAAGGGAAGAACCACCTCCTACTCAACAATCTGGTCAACAATCTGGTGGTGGAACGAATAGCGATCAGTGGCGAGATTCATGGATGCGAACTGGTCAAACACAACAACCAACTCAACCAGCTCAGAATCAATCACCTGTACTAAGTAATGGGATGAATGATCAGCAAGTTGATGCATACACTCAATCTCAATATGGTAAGTATGGAAGAACAGCTACTCCTGAAGATCTGGGTATCTGGAGAAATTATTACAATTCTCCTCAGTATGCATCCGGTCAAGGATCTGGTTACTGGAATAGTCAACTAAACAGTTTACTCGGAGAATACCAGAAGTATGGTAATCACGATAGATCTGCTGCGGCATTAGCGGCATACAATAGTGGTCAGGGTCAGAATAATGGTGGAATCGGTCCTTCTACTGGTGTTCCGGGTAATACAGGTGTTATGGGTCCAACTAATACTGGTACAGGAATGAATATTCCTCCAGAACTAATGACGGCATTCCAGCAATTCCTCGCATCATATAATAAACCTCAGGCTGCTCCTCCACCTGAACGTACTAGAACATTAAGAGAAGTGCAGAATCAGAATCCGAATAGATCCTCAACTCAGTACAGACGAGGAACGAGGTAATAATCATGGGATTCTGGAAAAACTTTGGTAAGATTGCATTAAAAGTTGCACCCTACGCGGCTATGGCAATTCCTGGAGTGGGAATACCGCTCGGAATGGCTCTACAAGGTGGACTAGCTGCGGCAAATTCTAAAGTGAGTGGTGGTAGCTGGAAAGACGCATTACTCGCAGGTGGTATTGGTGCTGGTACTGGAGCCGTCGCTGGAGGCGCACTCAAAGGAATCGGTCCATCATCTGGTGTAGGTGCGAAACTACTCAAAGGTGCGGCTGGTGCGGGAGAAGCTGGTAAAGTTGGGGTACTAGGTAAAACATTAGGTGACATCGGTATCAATGCAGCTACCTCTAAAATGAGTACTCCTCAATCTGGTCCTCCACCACAGATGGGACCACTGCAATCACCTATCGGACCATCATCTAATCCATTTGGTGGATTTAATTCTGGATTAGCCGATTCGATTGCGATGGGTAGACAGAATGCGCGTAAGAGAATGGCAATGGCCTAATGGCTAAACACGAAGAATTATCAGACGATCTCAAACGTCAGTTCAAACAAATTGTCGATCACTTCGACAATGAGGATAGAGCTGTGCGCGATCGTCAGATTAAAACTTGGCGTCAGCTGAAACTAATGTGGGAGAATGTTCATCACGCATACTACAGTGAAGTCGCACATGATTGGCGTGTGCCTGATCTTCAATCTACTGATGAATCTGATCAGGGATCTTACGATAAGCCTATCAATATTTATCGTGCATACCTTGAATCAATCATTGCAGCTCTTTCCGTCACTGTTCCTCCTGTCGTGTGTTACCCTGATGATGCGGATAACACGTTAGATTGCACAACTGCGAAGGCAGGAAATAAAATCGCAGAACTAGTATTCAAGCATAACGACATGCCACTACTGTGGCTTCATGCGCTGTTCATTCATATGACAGAAGGCATGACTGCGATGTACACGTATCCTAAGGAAAGTGAAGAATACGGTACATACGAAGAGAAAGAATATGAAGAGGACACGGAAGAACATGAAATAAGTACGTGTCCGATGTGTAATGCAGAGATGGGAGATAAAACTCTCACTCCTGATGAGATGATGCAACAGGCAATAGCTCCTGATGATACTCAGGTGGAGATGCCTGAAATTCCATCAGATGCATTCATGCCTGAAGATCCTGAGGAGATGGAAGAATGTCAATCATGTGGAAACATGGTGACTCCTCAGAAAGAACAATCGACACTCACAGTGACACGGCTTGTAGGAGTTACAAAGAAAGCGAAGTCACGTATTTGCATGGAAGTATACGGTGGACTATTCGTTAAAGTCCCCATCTATGCGCGTAATCAGTCAGAGTGTCCATACCTCATTTACAGTTATGAGACTCATTACGCTACTATTTTGGAGCAATATCCTGAGCTGAGAGATAAGATTGTTCGTGAATCAATGTCATCATACGATCAGTATGAGCAGTGGGGTCGAATCTCTCCACAGTATCGTGGTGAGTGGCCGATTCATAACGTCACTATTCGTAATTGCTGGTTCCGTACTTCCGCATTCAATGTATTACCTGAAGATGAATGCGATGAGCTGAAGAAAAAGTATCCACACGGAGTGAAAGTCGTAGTCGTCAATGACCAAGTTGCTGATGCGTGTACTGAGGCTCTTGATGATTGCTGGACGCTCACTCATAATCCCCTGTCAGATTATTTGCATTTCGATCCGGTTGGTCTACTTCTCACTTCGGTACAGGATATCACCAACGATCTTATTTCGCTCGTGGTCCAAACGGTGGAACACGGTATCCCTCAGACCTTTGCAGACCCTAAAGTCCTCAATTTCAACTCATATCGAAACTCTGAAGTAATTCCGGGTGGAATTTATCCGGCTACTCCCAAATCAGGTAAATCATTGAGTGATGGATTCTACGAGGTCAGGACTGCTACACTCTCGCAGGAAGTCCTTCCATTCGCTACCAAGATTCAGGAGTTAGGTCAGGTAGTTTCAGGCGCACTACCATCACTATTCGGTGGTCAGATGACTGGTAGTCGAACCGCGAGTGAATACAGTATGTCACGCGCACAAGCCCTCCAACGGTTGCAGAGTACATGGAAGATGCTACTCTACTGGTGGAAGAATGTGCATGGTAAAGTCATTCCCATGTTCATTAAGGAAATGAAGGACGACGAAAAACAAGTGAAGAAGGATGAATTTGGAAACTTCATTAATGTGTTCATTCGTCGTGCAGAACTAGAGGGAAAAATCGGAAGTATTGAAATTGAAGCAAATGAGAATCTGCCGATTACGTGGAATCAGCAGAAAGATGCAATCATGGAACTGCTTCAAATCAATAATGAGGGAATTAACAAGTCTCTCATGTCACCTGAGAATATGCCGTATCTTCAGAGAGCAATTGGACTGAATGATTACATCATTCCAGGTGAAGATGATCGTCAGAAACAGTACGAGGAAATTCTACAACTGACGAATAGTGAGCCGATTGAAATACCGCCTGATCCGATGATGATGCAGCAGGCTATGATGATGGGTCAGCCACCTCCGCCTCCTCAGAGATTACCGAGTGTGCAGGCAGAGTTTGAAATTGATGACCATCCATTAGAAGCTGATATCTGTCGTCGTTGGCTTGTGAGTGATGCGGGCAGAATGTGTAAACTAGAGAATCCTCCGGGATATGAGAACGTACTATTACACATGAAGATGCACAAAGATATGTTTGTGCAAATGACACAACCACAGGGTCCACCGATGGGTCCACCACCGGGACCGGGCGGACCACCACCAAATGCACCGAAACCCCCGCAGCCTAATGCAGGGGTTCAAATGAATGAGGGACAGAATGCACCGACTATTCAGTAATATTCAATATCCTCTCTACTCTCCTGATGATTCTGGGGGTGTAGGTGCTGATGATGATAGTTTGGAAACTTTGGAACTGCTAAATGCGGAAGATGAACCGGAAGAAACTCTCGACATCACTGAGGGAACTACACGAAAATCTTCAGAGACTCCTGAAAGCACTGAGGAGACAGAAACAGACGAGACTGAGGAAATCGACGAGTTAAAGGAAATTGAAGAAGAACTCGAAGGTCCAAAAGAAGAGGATCTAGAGTTAACTACTCCAGTTCGTCGGAAAGAAATTCTCAAGAAATATCCGACACTTTTCAAAGATTTCCCCTACTTGGAGAAGGCGTACTATCGTGAGCAGCAGTTCACAGAAGTATTTCCTACAATCAATGATGCGAAAGTCGCTGTAGAGAAAGCGCGCATCCTTGACGGTGTAGAAGGTCAGATTATGAGTGGCGACATTTCCACTCTTCTGGCTGCTGCTAAAACTGAAAGTCAGGAATCTTTTTACAAGATCGCTGATAACTATCTTCCAGCACTTAGGAAAGTAGATCAGCAGGCGTATTATCATGTGCTCGGTAATGTCATTAAAGACACTATCGTCACGATGGTGAAAGAGGGTCGTGCGCTTGGAGAACAGGGCGCACCTCTCACATCAGCGGCAAACATTCTGAACCAGTTTGTATTTGGTTCGCAGACATTCACTCCGCCACAGAATCTATCGCGTAATGTCCCTCCTGATGAGATTCAGAGAAGGAATCAGATTCAGCAGGAGAATCGTGATAGATTCATTGGAGCGTTCGAGAATACTCGTAATGACCTTCAGACTAAAGCAGATAATGTGCTAAAGTCTACAATCAGTCAGCACATCGATCCGAAGAATACGATGACTGATTATGTGAAGGGACACGCGGTCAATGAAGCTCACGAAACACTAGAGAATCTCATCGGTAAAGATACGCGATTTCGAGGTCTGTTGGACAGACTGTGGGAAAAAGCGTATGAAAGAAATTTCGATAAGGACTCTACCGATAAGATTAAGTCAGCCTATCTCAGCAAAGCGAAAACACTGTTGCCGTCAGTAATTAAAACGGCCCGAAATAATGCTTTGAAGGGACTAGGACGCAGTACACGTAGTACGGAAGAAATTATCGAACTGACTCCTAAGAAGAGTCCATCGACAAATGGCCGCTCCACTGGCCCCTCATCAGGTGGAAAAATCAGAAAGGCATCGGACATTCCAAAAGGTATGTCCACACTTGACGTGTTGATGAGTGGAGACTAAATATGGCTGTTACCGAAAGTCAAGTAGCAGCAACCGAACTTGAGAAGGTTATTCCCAAGGTTCGAGTGCTGTTCGAGCGTGATGACAAATTCTACTCACACATCAAGAAACGTGATGTGGAGAAGATTAGTCATCGTCAAATGCGCGTTCCATTGGAACTGCGTCCGGGTGGTTCATTCCAGTACTTCAATCCTGATGGTGGAGATCTGGGACGTGGTGGTGGGCCTACTTACGATAAGGCCGTACTCAATTGTGTTTTCCTCAGCGAGAACATTGAGTACACCAAACTCACTCAGTGGGCTACAGATGATGCGCGCAAAGCTATCATCAATGCTGTGAGAAAGTTGACCGCATCAGCATTGGATGAAATGCGTCGTCAACTCGATAGTCAGTTGATGCAGGCTGGTGATGGTGTAATCGGTGTGGTTACGACGGATACGCCTGCTGGTGGATCTAACGTACTCGCACTCACTACAGATGGATTCGGTGTGCGTCTGATGCGTTATGGTCAGAACGTACAGGTGTTCGATTCCACTCTCACCACCAATAAGGGTACCGCGAAGATCACTCAGTTGGATGTGGAGAATAAGGTAGTTTCACTTACTCCACAGATTCCTGGTGTGATTGGTGGCGATAAAATCGTCACTGATGGTATCAGTGCTCCCGCATCGCTTCCCGGTCTGTATGGTGTTCCTTACCATCATTCCAATGCGTCATCTGGAACATGGTTGGGCTTCTCACGTAGTACCACACCAGAGATTCGTGCAAACCGTGTGAACGGTGGTAACGCTGCACTCACACTTCCTCTGCCACGTCTTGCGATGAACAAGATTGGTAATAGGGTTGGAATTGACAACAGTTTCAATCCTACTGCATGGTTGCATCCCGCTCAGATGCAGGCATACGAGGAAATCGGTCAGTTGGTTTCCACGATTCAGAAGACCACGAAGGATGAAGGTCTTAACATGTATTTCGGTAATAACATGCAGCTCGCGGGAGCTGGTGTTAAACCGAGCTACAGTTGGGATAAAACCCGCATCGATTTCATCGTGGATGAGGTGTGGGGACGCGCTGAGATTCTTCCAATTGGTTTCTACACGACTGATGGCCGTAAGATCTTCGAGATCCGTGGTGCATCTGGTGGTGTGGCTGCTGCGGAAATCTTCTACATGGTTGTGGGGATGCAGACATACGTGTCTAATCCGGCCGCATGTTCCTACATCGATAACTTGGCAGTTCCAGTTGGTTACTAATCATGCCTATTGTTGAATCAGATTGGGCAGCAATTAGTCCCACTCAGGGACCAACATCTCCGCGGCCTGTTACTGTGGCCTCGGCAGCTGCAATCACACCTACTACATTCCTGACAGTCTTGACAGTTAACGTAGCGGTGACAACCATCAATCCTCCAATCACTAGCGGACACATGCTTGCAATTCAGTTTGCAGGAACTGGTGGTGTGGGTACTGGTGGTAACATTCTGACGACTACTGCATCAGTAGCAGGTCAGGTGATGCTGCTTGTGTATAATCCCAACTCTGGTAAATACATTCCGGTTGGGTAGTTTGTAGGTGGGCATTAGTAACTGGGACATTTCGCTGCCCCGCGAAATGGTTGCTAGTGTCCACTTACTTCATCTCGAAGGTGGAGGAGGACTGAGATGATTCCAGGTACTACAACGAAGCTTAGTGAAACTACTGTAGCATCAGCGGGTGCTATTACTGCAAAATCGGATATCGTAAAGGTTACAGGTTCTACTCAGATCAATACGATCAGTCCAAACTTCGGTGGTGGTCAGTTCAGTGGTATTGTGTTTCTGATTCCTACTGATGGTGCAGTAACGCTCGGAACGAGTGGTAATATTCTGGTTGGCATTTCTGCTGTTCAGAATAGAGCTACGATGTTGATTTACGTCAAATCACTCGCTAAGTGGGTGATCGGACTGTAATTAAATGGGGGACGCGCATCCGAACAAACGCGTACATCATGGAATCTATTGAAACTCTAAACGAACGATTAATCGATTATTACGGTAGAGATACTGATACGGGCCAAGCTATATTCCGTATATCTTGGTCGGACGAGCAGTATGAGATGCGCCTGTGCGAGACAACTGAATCCGGTATCAGACTATTGCATCCAGTTGTGAGACTCGCTAAAAAATATCCATACATTAATGCGATGTATGTGCTCGAACGTCTGGTCGTGATTCCTGACTTCCAGCAACATGAGTTGCCTGTGAGTAAGTTGAGTTACGAGGTAATTTGGACATTTTGTGACAATCAACGTAATCCTCTACCTCCTAATTGGCCTGCTGCTAAGTTTGTTGTGGATACACTTTATGCAGCTTTAGGTAAGCAGAGTATGGCGAAATACGTTGAACCAAATGAAACTAAGGAAGACAGAGTGAAGAAGATAGAAGAAGAATTGTATGGGAACGAAACAGACGTGAGTGATGCGTTAACCTATAAAGAAGGAATCGTAGTTCCATCGAACTACAATAAGGAGTCGTAATGTCCGTACAAGTTGGTGAATTTCCTGGAATGATTCATACTAATAAGCGCACTATACGCGCACCTGTGAATCCAATGGATAAATCGACAGTAGTGTCGATACTTCCAAAATTCATTCAGGAGCGGAAAATCACGATTCAGCCGGGATTCTTTGAAATTAAACCCGGAACATTTGAAGCACCCTCAATACTCGTGGTGGGTCCGAGTAGTTGGTGGAGAGAAGTAGATGTGGACCAACCACTACTCGAAATTCCAGTGTCGAGTATTCAGATTGCAGATTCAATCGTGAGAGATTACTGCAACGGTCTACTCGCGTGTAATATGGCAGAACTGATGCCGGGACTCTTCTACATTCCTGGTGAAGTTTCAGTCAAGAAATTGAAGGAAGATTATTCTCCCCTACTTTTGAAGGCACAAGCAAGTCAAAAGAGGTGGTATCTTGAATTGGTTAAGCTCGCTGATATTATGTGGAGCCGTACTAATGGTAATCCTCTTTCCATTAGTGATGATGCGCGGTTAGCGTGTCGAGAACTGAACATTCAGAATAAGCCGTGGTTGGGCGATATTCAGACTTCAGAGTTGGTCAGATGTGTTGCGTGTGGAAATCTACGCAATCAGAACTTCCCAATTTGTCAGACATGTAAGGCTATCGCAGATCCAGAGTTGGCGAAGAAGTTGAATCTCACATTCGTTCAGTAATTTAGGAAGGAAAAGACAATGCCACATCAGGCAACAGTTACAGCAGTTACGGGTCCGGGTCGTTCACTTACGGGTGTAACGCTCGCAAACATTACCAAAGTTGAATTTGAACTTGGTAAAGTCATTCGTTTCATTCAGGAGCAGCAGGCGAGTGCAATCAAGGAATTTGACTTGGCTGGTGTTACTACTGTCACTGTGACGATCAGTGCTGGTAATTACTCCTTCGTGATCAGCTAGGAGGAATAATGACTGAACCAGTTAAATCTCCTACGAAACCTGTACCACCTGAAGAACCGAAGACTGCTGCTGTGCAGGTACCAATTCCAGACCCTAAATTGCAGAAGAGTCAGGAACAGGTTGACAAGGAAACAAAGGACAATCTTAAACTTACAGAGGAACAGAAGAAAAAGGCAGAGATTCTTCTGAAGATTCAAAAGGTTCTTGATCAGTATAATGGTGAGGAATCGAATATTCCCATCACTAATAATTACTGGAATCTGCTGAACGAATACAGAGCTAAACCATAGTCATGTCTACTACTTCATTAATCGCTGGTGAAATTATGGATCGTGTGGCAGCGTTAATGAATGATCCTGCCAAAACTGACTATACTTATGTAGCGATACTGCCATACTTAAACATGGCGATTGATGAATTGGTGGAGAATCTAGAAGAGTCTAATTCTTCACCAACAAATCAAACTGCTACTGTAATTGCAGTTCCAGTAGGAACAACGGCTCTTACACCTGTTGAAAATCCAGTAGGACCACATTATCCTGCTGATCTGGTTGAGATTCAGAGTGTAAATGAAAGAATGTCGGGAGATC